TTGGTCAAATAATCTTGAAAAGCCTACTCAAAGCCTAATTTTTACTCACTCAATGGTGATTTCAGAGATATTGAATCATATTGTGAATAAGGAAAGAGCGGAGATTGATGATGAAAAATGGTCAAAGATTTATTGGCAAGTAGCAAATGGGAGTTTGACATGTATTGATTATACTGAAAATAATGAAGGACGAGTAGAATGGCATATTCAAGCTGTTAACTTTACCAAGCATATTTCAATTCATTCAGGTGTTAAATCCCCTTTTATCTAAAAATTGACATGTAAGTTTGGGTAAGTCTAAGGAGTAAGTGGTTCGGCTTAATAGATGATGATCGAATGTTTAATTGGAGGTTCAGCATTAGCAGCCTACATGTGGTCAAGGTCAGATAAAGTAACAGAAGATTTAATAGATGAACTAGAAAAGACTAGGGATTTAATTGAGGTGTGTGGAAGAAGAAGCGATTCGTATCATCTTCATCAAGCATTTATTACGCGTGATATCCAATCTTTACAAGGTAAAATTTCACAGCAAGATAAACTATATCAAATGCTTATTATTTTACAGAGAGAATGGAAAGAAGTTCAAGAAAGGCATATACGTATTCAGGATAGAGCAATTGATATAGCTTCTTCTGAACAAGATAGTTATTTCATATAAACGAAGGCATTCACTATTTAAAGGAATCTCATTTTTTATATGTAGTGTATTTGAAATAGTTATGAGTGTTGAAAAACGTTTGGCTCTTATTACAGGAATTACTGGACAAGACGGTAGTTATCTTGCGGAGTTGTTGCTTGAAAAAGGTTATAAAGTATATGGTTTGGTAAGGAGGCATAGTTCTATTAACACACATAGAATCGATCATTTGTATGAAAATTCAAATTTGATTCTTCTTTATGGTGATATGACAGACCAGACCAGTCTTTTTAACGTATTTAATAAAATTTTTACAGAGAACATAGAAAGTGGTTTTGATAGACTGGAAGTTTATAATTTGGCAGCACAGAGTCATGTTAAAGTTAGTTTTGAAGTGCCAGAATATACAGGTCAAACAGATGCTTTGGGTGTTTTGAGGCTATTAGAGGTAATTAGAAATAGTAGTTTCTGTGATAAAATTCGTTTTTATCAAGCATCAACCAGCGAATTATTTGGTGAAGTTTTAGAAACACCTCAGAAGGAAACGACTCCATATAATCCACGTAGTCCATATGCTGTAGCAAAGCTATATGCTTGTCATATTGTTAAGAACTATAGAGAGAGTTATGGATTGTTTGCGTGTAATGGTATTTTGTTTAATCATACAAGTCCGAGACGTGGTGAGACATTTGTGGAACGAAAGATTTCTATTGCTGTGGGAAAGATTGCTGCAGGCTTGAGTGATTGCTTATATCTCGGAAATCTAAATGCTTGTCGTGACATTGGGCATGCTCGTGACTATGTTCGCGGTATGTGGTTAATGCTTCAACAACAAAACCCAGAAGATTATGTGCTTGCGACTGGAGTAACAAAGTCAATTCGTGAGATTGTAGAGACTGCTTTCTCTGTATTAAATCTTAATATTGAGTGGGAAGGTGAGGGATTGGAAGAGGTAGGTAAGTTAGATGGTCGTGTAATTGTTAGAGTATCATCTAAGTATTTTAGACCAGCAGAGGTTGATTTGCTTCTAGGTGATGCGACTAAAGCTAAAAATGAGCTTGACTGGCAACCAACTATTTCTTTTGAGGAGATCATGAATGAATTAGTCGAACATGATCGTTGTTAAATTTAATGTTGATTATTTTTCGAATAGGGATAATTAACTTTATACCAATTACATGTCATTTCTATGCCATGTTCTAAAGAAGTAAATTGTAAATCAAATAGTTGACGAAGTCTTTTATTAGAGCAAGTTTTGGAAACTTGCCCATCATTGTTTGTTTCATTAAGTTCTTCTGGAACAACATGTTTAATACCAAATTGTTTGGCAATAAGCTGAGCCACGTTTTTAATGGAATGAACAACGGTGGGATCCGGACCACAAATAAGACGTGCATCCGAGCCAAAGCTGATATCATGTAAAATAGTATTAACAATAATGTGTGCAAAGTCAGATGAATAAATAAATTGCCTGAGAGGTTTTCCAGTGCCCTTGATTTCTAGTGTCTCACAACCATTTGCTTTTAGCATAGCACATTTATTTATAAGGGCAGGAATAACATGAGCATTTTCTGGGTCATGGAAGTTATCATGAGGACCATAAATATTACAAGGAATAATAGTCTGATAACGTTTGCTGGAGTCCGACTCATTAATAAGTCTACAGTGAACATCCAAGATTCGTTTAGCATAAGCATATCCAAAGTTGCTATTATGAGGTTCTCCATTATGAAGGACATCTTCATTCATTATCATATCAGAATCTAAACCATCTGGAAAAACACACGTGCTCAAGCAGCAGATCATTCTGGGTATATTATGTTTGCGACAGCCTTCTACAACATTCATGTTCATAATAAGGTTCTGTTCAAACATCTTAACTTTCTGATTCATATTCTTGAATAAGCCACCCACATTGGCTGCCAAGTGAATTACTGCGTCAAACTGACAATTAAGTTTTTTCAAATAATTATCAAAGGAACCGTGGATTGATAAGTCACAATGGGTTGAATTGATATAGGTCCATTCTGGTTTGATAGACCTAATGGCATTACCAACTAATCCCGTTCCACCTGTTACTAGGACTCTCATCTTATAATATACCATATAAGGCCTAACAGTTTTAAATGGTAATATTAGTCACATTGATTAAAAACTATGAAAGAACAATAAAGATTAGAGGTACACCAAAAAATGTATTAATATGCTTTTAGTCTGACTTTATTTACGATAGTAGTAGTTTTTTCTAAGGCATCCATGTCTTTATTTTTGAGAGGAGACTGGACTTCAGTAGCATCTTTTAGTGCCTGCATTCTACCTAATGGGTCATTAACATTACTTAAATCAGCGCAATTGCTATACAAATCCCAATTAACCTTATTTGTTATTCCATTTACATGTTGGTTAAGCTTATCAAGTGTTAGAGCTTTCCAGTCATCACGTGATCTCTCAACAATTTCGCCTTGATAGCTTTGTATAGGACGTTGAACACTTTCCATGGACCTTAAGTCAAAAAGCATCTTTTCAAATGCTTTTTGATTGTCTATAAAATTCATGTTAAGTTGGCTATCATTCATTATAGCATTAAACTGATTAATCATACCACGACAAAAGTCCTCAATACATACGGCATCTTTACATTGTTCATTAAGATAGAAATTGAAGTTAAATGTTGGATTTATAATATTATTCTTTGTGATTTTATTGTGAACGTGCGTTTCATTGTGAACGACTGTATTGCCAAAAATCGTAGTGATTTTGCTATTTTGGGTGGTCACGTGATGACGATTTTGGTCATTCATGGACAAAACGAATGGGCAATTTCGTTGATGACGAGTTAAATTTGTTTTATATGTATAGATTTTACCACAATTACATTCAAAGGAATTTTTCTCAGAAAGCCTTGAAATGTGTTTTTGAGTGGAACAATGAGCTTCGTATTTTTTCTTGGTTGGAAAAGTTGTTTGACACTTAGAACAATTGAAAGGCATATACATTAGAGAATAATCTTTTTCTTAACTTAGTTTCCTTACGGCAAAAGTTTGAATCATTTTATTCCGCAAAATGATAACATACAATTATTACCATATTACATAAGAAATATGTTTATTTATAAGTATAAAATTTAGCCTGTATGGTAACAAAAGTGGCAAAAATGTGAATCATTTGAGCATCAAAAAAGACACTACGACAGCATAAATTGACAACGCAAAATGATAACCAAATTTATGCTTTTAAAATCAAGCAAATGACGATTATTTTTTTGGCAACTTTTGTTACGGCAAAAATTTGAATCATTTGAATCATCTACTTCACAAACAAAATTATGCTGTCATTGTTACCATAAAAAAATAACGTCAACCCTGTTTTTTAGCCTGTATGGTGGCGAAAGTGGCGAAAATTGAATCATGTCGATTTTGAAAACGCAAAATTAGGTTCCAAAAAAGTGAAAAAAACGAAATTTTTGATTTATGCTCTCATTTTTTAAAAAGTCTTACGGTTTTTTTAAAGCATAAATGGTAACATTCTCAGAATGAAAAATATTATTTTTTCAATTTTTCGTGACACCATAACGCTCTCAAAAAACGCAAAATGATACTCAACTTTTAAAGCATAAATGGTAACATTCTCAGAATGAAAAATATTATGTAAATATCGCCATTTTCCAAAACCCATTCAGAATCGAAGTCAAAAAGTTAAAAAAAGTCTGAAATATCCAAATGGGTTTCGAAAATAAGTGAAAATATTTTTTTTTTGAGTTTGCTCGCGAACATGCTTATTTTTATATCATTGGTAGGTTATTACAGCATAATACGTGTCATAATCTATCTCCTATGCTTAGTTTTCCTATTTTTCCGTTTGGTAATGCGAGAAGAGCGCGTTTTTTTGTTAGTTTTACGAATCTTTCTTTTTCCACCAGATGTAGAACACTGGATGATTGGTGCGCTAATATTAGGTTCATCTGTTTCTGCGAACAAAGGTTTACGCATAGTCATACCATTACTAGAGCAACTAACTATAATATCTCCTTCCTCGTCTGGTGATATAAGAAGTCTTTGGTTAATATTAGAACATTCTTCTTCGGCGCTAAATCCTGACCTGACTAACTCAGCTACTAATTCGTAGTAGCCTTCGTTACCATAGGATTCTAAAATACGTGGGTCTATTTCAGCAAGATAGTTCATTATATCTTCAGGATTTGGGTTTTCTTCCAAGTTTAGTGATTTACGCAGTTGCCGTGCGAATTCATTTTCATTCAATTGAGGCTTATTTCTATTGCCAAGCTCATGTGAGAGTTTGAATGCACGTTCTATTTTGATTAAATCAGCAGCTTGATGATAGTTTGACAATTTTAAGTCTTTGTTTAGATTCGCAAGATAGGTTATGTATGGGTTTTCCATATTAGAACCAGCTTTTATATGGCGAAATCCAAGTTTCCGATAATAATTGATGACATTAAGCAGAGCATTTAGTGATACGTACATATAATCATGACTGCGGCCATATTCTGTAACCATATTCAACAAGGTCTTACCAGGAGGTGGGAACTTTTTTTTCTTGACTACACCAAGAGGACTTCCGCAAATTACATCTACATATAAAGAGTTATCTTCACCGTCTGTTGCCAAATTTTTGTCTAAACAAGTAGCAAAACCATATAATGTAACTCTCCTAATATTATTTTTTAGTATTTCAGGTGTAATAGGAAGAGGCAATTCTAGATTGTAGTAAAGGACACACGCTAGAAGATCACAGTTTTCAATACTACTTTCTACATAATCTGCGCTCACATTTCGTTGGCACATGTTTTCGACAACTTTGAGAATGTATTTGGAAAGAACGTCGTGAAACTCAGGTGTAGTTGAGGGCGATGAAATAATTCCTATGAAGTCGGTGCGATTTGTGGTTGGACATCCATTTGGGGTAAGGAAGAAAGGGTCTCCAATATTTAATAGCATATGTATAATAATAAGTGAGAATAATAGTTAATGATATAGATTAGATGGAAGAAGACTCCATTTGTATAATTTGTATGAATGAGGAAAATACACCTAAAATATATTTATACGAATATTTTGGATGTAAGTGTCATCAAATCGTTCATATAAATTGTATAAGAACCTGGAATAATTACAAGAATAATAATCAACGCACTAATTGTATTATATGTCGTAAAGAAGCACCTAATACTAATCTGTCATTCATAGATAAAGCTATTATATCGACTTACGCACCACAAATAGCAATATTACAGGGGTTAAATAGACAAATTGATGAAAATGAAATAGTTCGTGTATGTAAATTTCAATATTCGCTAATATTCTGTCTTTGTTATAGTTTTATTTTATGCTTATTAGGGTTCATTGTAGTTTTCATAGTAGGATTATTTCTATTATGAGTCTTTCTTGACAGTAATTTATCGTATTAGTGTATATATGTCTGTTCCGTATTTTAAATTAGAAACAGGAATACGAGCGGCAAAGTCAGATGCAAAACATGATTTTGGTACAGCTTATAAACCGAAGATAGTTGAAGCAGAGTTGCCAACTACAACACTTTCTACTGACCCTTCTATTAAGTTCATTCTAGACAAGAAATATATGAGTTACTACATTTATGCTGATGGTGAGAAAGACCCATTAAAATTGTTACCGAATATGCCTATGCGACAAATAGTTGACAATATGACTGGTGATGCTATAGCATCTAAAATGAAGCCTGATATATCCAATAACTACGAAATTTTTACATTTAGGAATGGTAAGAAGAACGAAAACGAGAAGGATGTGGAAGCTACCAAAGACCTTGGAGACTTACAACCAGGTGACAAGTCAGAGTTACAAACAATCCTCAGGGGTATGGGAGTCGTTTCAGATGTTTTCATTATTTGTGACGTGGCTTATTCATGGCTGAAATATGACTTGCGGAAGGCAGATAGGTCAAACAAGAACCAAATTTTTTGGTGG